TTCACCAGCTTTTGTAGATGCCTCAATTATTGCCTCTAATAATGCAACTGGTTTAGCTGTTTGATATTTAGAATCTTCTCGGAAAGAATATTCTTTCTCAAAATTAAAGTCCATGTCGGTTCTCTGTTTACCACTTAGACTAAAAGTAAACACCCACTCTTTTAAAAGAACACCAAACATTTTCTTTGGTTTTCCACTCTTGGAGTATTTCTTGCCAGTTTCTATAGCTACTCCTGAAGGTTTTAACCCATTGTTTTCAAATGCTTTTGAATACATTCGCAGTTTTCTTTTGTTTGATTTTGAGGCACTAAACATAAATATAACTGGTGAGTTCTCGTTTCTTAAAAGTTTTACAACATCTCCTACAAACTCATTAAACTGCTCTGGTGTAATTTTTTTATATTTAGCTAAGTTTCTATTACCACCTGTTAGACCTGGTGCATCATAAGGAGGATCTAAAAATATCATATCAAACTTAGCTCCTTCTTTAACTAATTTTTTTATTTCAGTCAAAGCATCTGCACCTTGAACAATAGCTGTGGTTTTACCATCTTTAGTTTTTAATGTATAAACACCAGCCGCAACTCTTGTAAGCTCTCCATTCTTTGCTCCTTGTCCTAATATTCTTCTAACAGTAGGCTCGGGTAAACCAGTAATCTTTGTTATTTGTTTTATTGTAGCAACCTCGACTTCTCCTAATACATCTTTGACTTTTTGCTTTTGTGTTTTCTTAGGTGTCTTTATAGCCTTAACATCTTTTTGTGTAATTACTTTACCCTCTCTAATTTTAGATGCTACAGTATTTAGTAAATCAATAATGTCTTGATCTGTTTTTGTAAACTGATTTATGTCTAAACCTAATCTTTTAGCTATTGCCTCAACCCATCTTCTTACTCTGCTTTTTGCAGGTGCATCTAACTTGGTATATCCATCTGCCAGGATACCTAATATCTCGGCTAATTTTTCTTCGTTCTGTATATCTGCATCATAGTTAGAAATAAATTCTTCAATTTTTTGTTTTTGTTCTTTTGTTAGTCCTTTTGCTTTAGCAACTGCAGCCACCATTCTTTTTGTAATAGCTCTTGCTTGTGCATTAGTCTTGACTGAATTTAAAAGCAGAGCATGAAACACTTCATGGGCAACAGTCTTTCTGTCTCCTTTACTTAAATCAATATGTATGTTTTGGTTAGTAGGATCATAGAAACCTTTTCCATCTCTATTAGTAGCTTTTTTAAAGTTTTCAGAACTTTCGTGCAATATGATATTTACTTTTGGAAGAACTCTACTTATTGCTCTACCAGCTCTTTTTGCAAATCTTACTACTGGCTCAAATACTTTTGTATCAACTTCTACTTTGGCTTTTGTTCTTTTTACTTTTCCATCTTTAGATACATCTTCTGTTTCTAATTCTGTTTCTTGCTCAACACCAAAGTCCGATTCTTGTTCGACTACATCGGTTTCAGTTTCTCCTTCAAACTCTTGAATATCTTTAACTTGATCATCTACTTTCTTCTTTTTCTTCTTGGAAGTTTGCTCTTGGGTGTCTTGCTGAGTCTCTCCGGTAGACTCCTGTAATTCGTTGGGTACTCCCTCAACCACTTCTTCAGTAGTTTGGGATTCGACTTCGCCAGTTTTCTGAACTGGGCTTTGCTTTTTACTGGCATCTCTTTGTTTTTTAATTTGTACTTTGGTTTGTTCAATCAACTCATCTGTTTGCTCTAATGGTTTTAAACCAAAAGCATTACGAGTTTCATTAACATTATCTAAAAACTCTTGTGCTTGTTCTGTAGTTACCTCTTCTTCTTCTTCTATCCTACCCTCTGTGCCCTGGATGGTTTTGCCGCCTTCAATTATTTCTTTAAGTAATTTATCTACCTTAGATATTTCTTTATCAACTTTACCTCTCAACTCAGGGGCAGTTTGCTCTCTTTTTCTTAATAGTCTGTTTTTATTTAGCAGTAATGCTATAGCCTCTTTTCTTTGTTGTAGTTCTAAATCAGTAGGAACTTTAGGAATAATAGACCTAATATCATTTAATAAGTCTAAGTTTTGTTGTGCTTGTTCTTTATCTATGTTACCTGCATTTATTTCATTTTTTAGTTCTTGAACATAAAATGTATAATACTGCGGATCTTGGCTTATTGTTTCAAAAGTTTTAAATACTGGATCAGATAAAGCGGCATAATCTTTTCCTGATAGAGCTATTGCAGTTGCAGGAATTGTACTCATAACCCATCCACCAACCATTTCTTGTGCACCTGCATAAAGAACTTGTCTAACACCATCGGCAACAGACTCAGGTGTTTGGAACATATCCTTGTCTTTTATATAATTATATAATGATTTACCCGATATATCCGCAAGTTCTTGAGCCATACCAGTTTCGAACTCTGCAAGTCCACCCGCACCTATAATTAAAGTTCCTTTTAATAAATCATTTTTTATTTCATTTTGCACAACCTGTCTAAAGGTCAACCCTTTTGTTTGCATAGGGCTATTGTATTTTTGCAACCCTTTTAAAACATATTTATTTAGTAAACCTTTTTGATTTATTACATTTCTAAACCCATAAGCCTCCAGCGCACCTACGACTATACCGATTGGTAATGACACCATCCTTTTTTCGTTTTCTGTTATAGTGGCAAAGTCAGGATCATTCATCATCTCCTCATTTAAGTGATCGCTTACTTGAGCAAACATTTGTGCAGTTCTCTGAACCCATCCATATTTACCTGCACCTAACATTGCTGGTAAGGATTCAGATAAGCCAAGCCATGCTCCACCCCAAAAACCCTCACGAGTCAAATCCATATACTCATCAGTAGTTTGTTTGTCTCCCAAAGCTATGTCAAGTCCTGTCCTAACCATTGGGACCATTCCATCTTCAGTTATGTTTTTCATTTGCTCTTTCAGAGCAACATCTGAATATCTTGCAACTGGCTCTGGCTTTTCGTATAGAACTTCACCAGTCGTACCATCTATCGTTACTGTTCCATACTTAACATCTTTTCTCAAAATATCTTTTATGTAAGAATCAACATCATCTCTTTGGTCTTTGTCCATTGCATTGTACAACTTATCAAACTCAAATCCTCTTGTTGTAGACTTTACACCATCATTTGATGTAAATTCATATTCAAAATCTTTTAGCTCTTCCGGACTTTTAACTGGTTTACCAGTAACTGGGTTTTTCAAATATCCTAATTCGGCAGCTCTTCTTAAAAAGGCAAGTTCATATACATATCGTGCTGCACCATATTTTACTCTTCCCCCTCCTATTGCATCGAGTGGGCTGTAATCAGAAACTAAAATATCTGACATTAGATCTGTAACAAAAGATGCCTCTCTTCCTATTCCTTTAAATATACCCCTACCAGTCATGCCAGTAAAATCTCCTTGCTCTGCTTTCATTTGAGTATATGCACCAGCTAACCTATCTATTTCAGCACCTTTATTATTAAGCACTACATCTTCTGCAAGGATGTTTCTTTTTTCTTGTTGAATTTCAAGTTGCATTCTATCTCTTTTTTCTAACAAGGAAATACCAAATGGTGTATTGATTTCTTGTTGATTCATGGTTTTTACCATTTCATCAAGTCGAACAAACTCTCTTTGTTTAGATGCAAACTCTTTTACTCTATTGTTGAAAGCAATTGATTCAAGGTTTAATATATTTACTGCATCTTCAATTTCTTTTTTATTTTGAAAAGCACTTTGTCTTATTGCAAATTTTTCTTCAACTTCACTTAATCTTTTACTTTCTTTTCTGTGTAGAGTTAAAAAGTCTTTTATTTCTTGAGCTGATTGTTGATTTAATTTATCATCTTTATTGTCGAGTGCTACAGTCAAGGTAAATGGTTGACCAGTTTGTGGATTGATATTGGATGATATAATCTCTACTGCATCAACACCAGGTACAGCCTCTTTAAATTCAAAGCCATACTCTCTAAATCTGTAATTATAATCGGGAACTAAGAAGTCTTCATCTTTGTCAACTTCTATATTATCAAGTGCATTTTGAAATGGATCATTATCAATTCTATCTCTTTCTTGTGTAAGAGAAGTATACTCTAATGTTTGTTGGTCATCTAATTCAGTTGGTACTACAGTTTCGGTTTCTTCAACTTCTTCGCCTTCTATAGGCTCAATAGGTTTAGGAACTTCGGTTGGTTCTATTGTTAATGAGTCTTGGTCTGTAGGAGATTCTCCAGTTTCGATAGGAGTCTCTTCCTCTTCTTCCGATAACCCAGCATCCTCCATGGTTGTAGTAATAGAAGGATTTGGTGAAGAATCTTTTTTTTTTACTTTTTCAACAAAATAGTCCAATTCATATCTATTAGGAAAAGTTTCATCTATGCTCGAAATCCAAGTATACATTCTTGTAGCATACTCATCATTGTTCATATTTTCACGAAACTCATCTAATGTATATCTCTCTCCAAAGGTATTATCTTCAGATGAAATCCAACCATATAATTCCTCTAAATATTCCATATATTATGGTGCTTGTTTCTTTTCTTCTTTTTTACCCCCTACATTTTCTTCCTCTTTATACTCTTTACCCTCACCTTGATTGTAGGATGAAACTATACTTTCTACTGCATTATCCATAGCAACTAATAACCCCTGCATACTTGTCTTAGCATTAGGTTTATCGTATTTAAATTCAACTTTTTGTACCTTGCCACTAAATGGATCAGTATAATTAATGAAGAAACTATTAGTACTTCCTGACTCATCTATACCAGTGATAGAGAAGTTTAAGTTATTACTTCTGATACCATATTCATCTAATGCTTGAGTCATCAATTGTGGTAGTCTTACCTTGAAGTCTGCAAGTGTGTCATCATAATCTCCACCTGCTGGTAAATTAGCTTTCAGTCTACTCTCAAAAGTTTTTACTTTTTTAGGATCGTCTTCATCAAGTGTAAATCTTGCATTGGTGCTACTGAATGAAGTGTGCTTTTTAGTTTTAAATGCTCTTTGAGTTTCTACATCTTCATCACCGAAATAATCATCATCATCATATTCATATTTGAAACCAGCATCTTTCGCTTGAGTCTCTAATGCAGGGAAAGATTGATCAAAACCACTTGGTCTTAAGAATGTATTAAGCTCTTGATACACTTCTGATACATCTCGTGCTTGATTATAATCTGGCACTCCATTCACAATTTTATATCTCTCTACTGTTTCAGTTCTTGTATTACCATTCTTGTCTTTATATGTAATAGTGAAACCTCTTTTGTTTCTTGTAATTTTATCAACTATTTCTTTGTTAACATTTTGTGGATCTGCAAGAAGTCTCTTGTTAGTTTTTTCAACTAAATCTCTTTCAGATGCATTGAAAGTTTGCTGATTACCTATTTGTAAATTCTTTAAGTCTTCAAAATAACCTTTGAAGGTTTCTTGCTTTTGTTCCAGTAGATCACCTGAAGTATCTTTATTTGGATCATATGTTTTTTGACTGATTTCTGATTTACTACCTAATTGAAGTTTGGCATTATTTAATATTTTGTTTCTTACCTCGGATTCTGCAAACTCCTCATCAAATGTATAAGACATTCCCTTTGGATCGTTTGGGTTTACAATAATCATATACTTGGTATCACAGTAATCTACACCATCTCTAACACCACCACAATTTTCTTTGAACTGCTCTTCGCTTAATGCCATAGTAAAATTACCCATTGTAGCAGCAGTATTAGCTAAACCTCTATCAGTACCAGAAGTTTTTTGAAATATAACATCTACAAATTCATCTAACATACCTGAGTTAACTGCGGTTGTATAATCAGTTTCACTTAACACATATGTACCTGATCTGTCTTCACCTTGAAATGTTCTTATCAAATCCTCTTTGATAGTTCCTAACATTTCTTTTTCTTCTTTTATTTGAAACTGTATATCATATAACTTTCTGTCATTTTGATATTTGAAACGATTACGAGTATTAGAAATAGGCATAAACCTATCTTGTTGAGTTTCAAAGTCAGGTATTGAATCATCTGCATTTGGCTCATAATAATATGTATTTTTTGTTACTGGATCTACATATATTTTTTTATTGTAAGTTTCAGTAAAACCCAAACTGGATTCTTTAATAATCATTTCATCCGGCGCCATAATTATTTCTCCAGTGGTTTCATCTATTTGTGATCGTGTATTGTAATTATCCTTATACTCTCCAACATTTTTAGTAACTACACCCCACTCTGCCATTTGGTTCTTAGCTCTTTCTAATTGTTGTTTAAATTCAGTAACAGACATAGCACCTTTTTTCAAAAGCCTTTGATCCATTAGTAAACTTTTTTTCATTTGATTTGCAGCCTCTAAAACTTGATCACTGAAAACTGTGTCCGAGTTCATTTCCAGTGTGCCTAACTGATTATAAATATCATTAGCCCTGGAATCTAAATCGGCTTTTATTTTACTTCTACGATCAGCCTCATCAGAAAGCAGCTTATTAGCATTGTCTGTTATTTTTTCATAATCTATATAGTTAGCACCTTGCCTCTCTACATAAATTTGATATTGTTTTGGATCTACTGTTTTAGCCATATTTTAATTTTTATTATCCACCAGCTCCACCACCAAAGGAGTCAAAACCTCCACCGCCAGCTCCAAGGAATTTAAGTAGTGCATCCATTTCATTACCCTCTAACTTACCACCTTTAAACATAGGTATACCCATAGATAATGCACCTGTTACACCCTTAACACCTTGACTTATAGCAGCAGTCTTTGCTTTTGCCGCCTCAATTTCTTTTTCGGCTGCTAACTTTTCTGCATCTGCCGCAGCACCAACATCCATAGCGATTGTTTGTTGTTTGATGTCTTCTTTTGCATCAGCCTTTTTCTCATCCAAATCCATCAACTTTTGTTGCATATCGATACGAGTTTTTTCATTTGCCTCTGTACCTGCTGCTGCTACTTTTCCAATACCAGCTGCTAATAATCTTGGATCAGCATCTTGAAGTGCCTCTATTTGTTGAGTTTGGTTAGCTAAATTTTGTCTGCTTTGTTCTCCGAATGCATCGAGTCTAACATTTAATTTGTCATACACATTCATTTCTGCTCTCTCACGAGCCTCTTTCATAAGTTTTTGTGATTTTTTTTCTGCTGCTTGTGCCGCATTCCTCGCATTTTTAGATTGCTGAAAAGACATAAGCCCTCCGCCAAGACTGGATGCGATTCCTACCCCCGCGGCTATTGATGTAAATGCTGCCATATTATAATTTTTTTATTAGTTCTACATTATATACTCCAGCAGCAACATAATTATTAGCCTCATAAATATTGAGTAACGAATTATTTTTTGTCATAGAGTATAAAAATTTTTTATCTAACTCTTTAGCCTTGTCTTCCAAAGATTTCAATAACATATTCAAAGCAATTAATCTATTTTCTCTATGTTTGTATTGAAAATTAGAAATTACAAATTCCACTAATGCCACACCAGAGTTTGTGTTATACAAAAATCCCGCAACAACCGGCTCATCATCTACATACACCATGTAACCACCCTTTCCATTTTCAGGTAAAAAACTTCTTTGAGGTGCAGTCCATCTCCAATCTTTCCACCATTTACATAGGTGTTCATCATAATCAGAGTCCTTAAGTGGTAGTATATTAAATTGCATTTACCACAAAGATAAGAAAAACTATGGATAACTTTTCATGACCTGCGAACCTACAGTAAAAAGTTCAACTGGTGTGGTGTCGCTATTGGATAAAGTAAATTCCATGTAATACCCTCGTGCTCCATGGGATTCGGCTACTGCATTTTTAACATTAATCATAAAAGCCCCAACAGCCGGTACACTTGCACCTGGTACTGTTGTATCGATTGTTATAGAAAAGTCAGGTGAAGTATTGTCTATAGCAGTAATAGTACCTGCTAATACTGGTACTGAACCTGGTCCAGGTACTGCTGGATATGCAAACAAACTATCACCTATGCTTATGATACTACCAGTCGGATTGGCAAAAGAAACTACAGTGGCTGCGGGGGCAGTAGCATCTACATTTGTATTGTTAGCTATACCATTTGCGGATCGTTCTAAAAAGTTTACAGTTCCTGCATTTGTTCTAATAAATGAAAACCATTCTCCTTCTTTTTGAACAAAGAAGTTAGCCGCAATAGATGCTGGACTTCCATCAGTAATATCAGTTACAAGATTAGTTGCACTCCAAGCTGCATTGCTTTCGTAAGTTAATGTTTTAAATAACTTGACATCTACTACTGGTCGAGGTGCTAATACACTTGTAATAGTGGATGGGGAAAACTGACCATAATAAGTGTTCCTATTTGCACCAGTATTATGTCTATAAAGATTACCACCACTAAATGTGTAAAAGTAACTATTCATCCCAATCATAAAATCAGGTATGAAAGAATAAAAAGAAGGCCACCCCTCTGATTTGTCGCTATATGATAATGTATAATTAGTTGTATCTGGCATAATATTTTTTTTAAGTACAAGCGTTTTTACTTACTACTACTCCATTTCTAATTCCAACAGACTGACCATTTGCATCAATAACATAACCTATGGTATTAGTATCGTTCAAATATGTAGTTCCATCTGAATCAGTAAATACAAAATTACCCACCTCAGGAGTAGTATTAGTATCTGGTGTAATACCCGATCCCCCTGCGAAAACAGCATTTGGTGCAAAATAATATGTTGTTGTTGTTGCCCCACAGTTTTGATTAGGTTGTAATGCAGTACCTTGCCAACTTGGAAGTGCGGCTGGGCATAACAATTTAAACTGAAATACAGTTCCACAAATAGGTGCAGACACATCTATATTTACAGTTGTTGGTGTTAATGTGGTTTTAGGAATTACACCAGTAAATACTTGTGATGCTCCATTATTTGTACCAATATTGTTGACACCTATGGTTACATTGGATGTAGTTCCTTGAGATACATATGAACCTCCAGTAAGAAGAAAGTCTTCTAAAGCCCCACCTTCTGTTGGGCATGTAATGGATGGATCATTATATGGTGAGTTGGCTAAAGCTAAAGCTACAGATGTACCAGCTCCCATATAAGTAAATTCACCAGCAGCATTGTTAATACCTGCATAATCTACTTGAGTACCATTACCATCATATATAGAGGTTGCCGCTGCATCGTGATTGCCTTTACAAGTAAACCTATTAAAGACTGTACTATTGTATGTCATTCTCATTCCATCTAATACTATATTACCATAATAAGAATAAACTAATATCGCACCAGTGCTATTTGCAACATCTATATTTGCTTGGAATCTACCATTACCTGAGGCTGATGCATTCACACCTGAACCACAAGGTGCGGCACAAGAGCTACATGGTTGGGCATTTAACAACACACCATTTAATTGTCTTCTAACTATACCTGCATTTGAGTAAAAACCATCAGGTGCGAGGGTAGTCAAAGTAGAATTAGTAAATACAGCAGTTGCTTGTGCAAAGTCATTACCATTAAAAAAATATGTTCCTATTGCCGCCATAATTCAAATTTAACAATTTTGTAAGTCAATCACCAAGCCATTTGCACCTATAATAATATATTGGTTTGGAGAATTATTTATTTTATAAAACCCAGCTACTGCATAGTTTACTGTTCCACTAATTACATCTTCACAGTTTGATGAAGTATACACAAGATCACCGATAGCTGGTAAAGCACCACTACCATTGTGATAATTAGTATTGCTTAATACTTGTGAACAGACTAATGCAGCCGACTCCCCAACTGGACTTATGCTAAATGCTACACAGTTCCAAGTACACAAGCAACAAGCATCATCAGCAGAGGATGCATCATAACAAAGTTGCTGTGTTCCGACTGTTCTTAAGTCATATATAATGTATAAGTATTGGTTACCAATAGGTAAAGACAAGTTAGAAACAGTTGCTTGGTGTAAACCAGGTGATGGGTTAGTTACTGATCCATTTGGTATTTGTGTTGATGCCGCTAAAAGACTTGCTACATCAGTTGTATTGTTTTGAAACAGAGTGTTAGATGATAAAAACCTAAAATTATCTGAAGGAAATATAAAGTCATATGTGTCAAAATTAACTTTATTAAGTCTTATAGAAAGATTTACACCATCATAAGGAAATACTCCTTGTGATCTAACTCCAGTTTGTGGTAGGTATTCACTAAAAATTACTGGGCTATTTCCAAGAACTGCTAAGTCACTATCAATAGGACTAAATGTTACTCCATCATTCCAAGAATATTCAACATGAATTGTTTCTGCATTATCGTTAGGTGAATTTATTACCGCCTTGATAACTGTAATTTCTGTTTGTGGTATACACTTTGGAGTTACACTAAATGAAGGTGTTGGGCTACCTATTGGAACTATACTAATAAGTGCAGTGCTTGGAGAACCCGCAGACTTGTTAAATGTAAAACTACCAGTACCAGTTACATTACCCGAGGAAGTTGTTACACTATTCCATGTAACATCTATTTTTATTGTACCACTTGTTATATTATATTCTATCTCTCCTACCCCAACTGTTTGTCCATAGTTAATTGTATATGTTACTGCATTAGTAAGTGCAGTAAAGTCTATTTGAACATCACAATCTAAATTAGGAACTGGTATTGGAACTGGCCTTTGATTGGTACTCAAGACATACTCATCCATATATGGATCAAACCCACCGAGTTTTTGTGTGTTTAGTTGTGCAATAAATGTATCTCTAAACCATGATCGCATACCAGTATCTGATATAACTGTTAAATCAGAACCAAGTTGTCCACTTGCACCCAATCTTAAAACAGCTAATCTTTTGGTGTCAGTAAAATACATATACTTACCCCACTGCACAAAACTTTCTGGGTTATAGCTTATGCCATACTCTTCTATTCTTGCTATTTGTTTACCTAAAACAGTTGGTGTTGAAACTATTGCACCCCCTCCTACTGAATCACTAATTAAATCTTTACCCGATTGTACATAGCTTATGCGGTCTTCTTGTAAACACAATATGTCTGTTTCTCTGCCATGAAATTTATTGATAGGTCCGAAAGAAGTTTCTACATCTTGAAAATTAACCAGCCCTAAATTAAACTCATTTAAATTATTTATACCGCTTGAGAACCCAAACTTACCACTATATGTAACAGATGCAAATCTGTCTGCCTCTTTGAAGTCTTGGTTCGAAACTGCCAAGGCTCTTTGCCCCATAACTACAGACCTTGATGCCAATCGATCTTGATACTTGTAACTTTCAACTCCATTACCAAAAGTATAGCAATCCATAAAGTCTAACGAAACTACTGCATCTTGAGAAGTAGTTTGGTTCTGCTCACCTAAGTCTACATTACCACCTGATTGATGTAAATAAACACCACTACCATCTCTTACTACATCAAAGGTTTGAGATGCATCTAAAAATATACCTTCACTTGCATCTGCAGGTTGTGTTTCAAAAACTATTGTTGAGTCTGCTCTTTGCACAACTATATCTATAAATACTTTCATATCTCTACTCAAACCAAAATTAGAGTCTGAACCCTTACCAGGACATCTAAATCCAAGGAATAAAGGACTTGTAGCATCACCTGGTATATCTTGTATGAAAGCTAATTTACCAGTAAATATCTGTCCATTACATGGAACATTGTGTGCATTTTTACCAGTACTGGCTTGATTTGGATCGAGCCCACCTGGACCTCCTCGGCTAACAACCGCGGAATCATATGTCATTACTGCACCAGTTCCAACTCCTATCTCTATAAGTAAATCATTTACATCTATGTTGGTATTATTAAACCAATCTCTAAAATCATTATAGTCTGAATCTGCAACAAAACTCTTTTCAAATATAGCCTCTCTTTGTGGTGCTCCTCCTATACCATTATCTCTTCTTTTAAAACCGAATCTTAAATTTATAATAGAACCACCTGGTATGGTATAGTTAGTTGTGGATGCTGGGGTTGCTCCACTTGCAGGTGTAAAGACATAAAGTGGATATGATACAGTTAGTTTATTTGAACAAACATTTTCTGTTTTATTTCCCCTTTCAAATTTACCATAGTCCATTATAGAATCATCTTCTATAACTGCATTGAAATTAGAAACTTTAATTTGCATATATAGTCCTGCTAATTGTTCTGAGTCTTCTCCAAGCTCATTTGCATTATTTAAAAAGTTACTTGGCTGACCTTTTACATCTAATACAGTAGCCTCGACTACTGATGCCAAAGCTCCATCTACATCTTTTTTAACTATCAACTTATCTCCAGTTTGAACTTTGTTTTGATTATCTCCATCTAATTTAAAATGTGTTACATTGTCAAATGGATTTGTATAAAAGAAATTAGTAAATATAGTTTCATATCCACTTTTACTTGGCTTTACAACAAACTTATATTTTTTAGCAAACGATGGTGCATAACTATTTATGGCTACATTTATACGATTTTTAAATATACTATTTGCTGGAGGTACATATACAGTATTATACTCTGAAACCAATACTGTAGATGCTCTTGCAAACTCATCTAAATAAACAATACCCACTTCGAAATCTCTATTACTATGTAGTGTGTTTTTATTACTGTCAGAAGAAAACTCTGCCGAGCCTCTCAAAAATCTATAGTATTCGTAAAGCTCAGTAGATTGTCCTAAATCTGAACTTATAAATTTTGTAGCTAAAATTTGTAGGCTTATTGTGTTAGAGCCTTGCAAACAAGTAATTGCAAAACCTTGTTGTGTTGTGCTATCATTAATTGATGTTAGTGCAGTTGTAAAAGAACAAGTAGTTGATGGTGGTACTAATGCAGCATTAAATGCATCAGTCAATGAAGTTCCTTGTGATGCAGTTGCAATAGGTTCGAAGTTTTGATTTAAAACTGTACCAATAGCGTTTGTGAAGTCTGCACTTGTAGAAAAATCAAAGACACTCGAATAGTCTGCTGTTAATAATATATTAGCTACTATTGTGGTGTCAGCAGTTTTGAAACCAGTGTTTGCTACGAAACAATTAGTAGTTGTTGTGCCATTTAGTTCTGCATGTTGGTATCGCAATGTAAGTGATAGTGTTGCCCCTTGTTTTAGTTTTGTTGCTATTGAAGATAAATCAAAAGAGCATAAAGAGTTTTGAACTACTGTGCTTGTGCTTGGGTTTATACTATATGTAGATCCTTGAGTTAATACACCATTAGGTAAAACCTCGAAATCTACAGACTGTGAAAGTAAACTTGCATTGTAATTTACTGCTATATCTTGTCCAGTTTCAGAGGTTATATTGTAACCATCTACATAGTTTCCATAAAATAATCTGTTACCCATAATAGTTTGAGCTCGTGCCAGTCGTGGAACATTGTCATACAATCTGAGAAGTTCATCAGAACCTAAAACTGAATATATCTTGCTATTTGTAAATACATATTCTTGATGTTGATTATTACCCCATCCAAAATCTGCCTTATTGAATCTTTCAATTACATATATGCTATTGGTATTGGAATCTTTATATAATAAGTCTACTTCAATTACTCTATCACTACCAGTACTAAACTCAACTCTTGCACCATTAAAAGTATTAGACATACCAGCGTTGTCAAAGTTTCTTGTGTCAAACCTAAAATTACTTGGCTGAAATGCTGGGTTAGTAAATAAAGATGTTGCACTATACTCACCATTTTTGTATCGGTATCTATAAGCAAAACTTATAAATCTATCCTCAATAAAATTTTCTCCACCAGTAGCATTTATCAAAGTAACTCTTGGTACAGTAAGTGGAGTATCTCCGCTTGGGGTACTATCTTCAAAACCAGGTGGCTTAAGTATTACCGATATGTCTTCTTCTTCTATACCATCTACTCCTAATGCTGTAGTAAAAGGATAATTTTCATTTACATTTATTCTTCTTGGTGGATTTTTGTCATCGGTAAAAAAGAGTAAGTTCTCTATTTTATTTACTCCAGTAACTAAAAACTCAGGATCAAAATTTAATACTGAAGCTGTAATAACATGGTATCTTAATTGTGAGGTAGTGGTATTGAAAGATACTATCATATCTAATTTGCCTCCCGCCACCACATTGTTTGCAGGATCATGAACAAACCAATATATGGTTTCTTGTGCTCCATCTTCTAATGCCCCAATACACCTTGCAGAGTTTGATAAGGGTTGACCTCCAAAACTTAAAGTTGTGAGTTGTTCGTTACCCCTTGAGTTTTCTACTGCACCTATCTCAGTGCTTTCGGTAGAACCAAGTCTTACATTTTGTGCATCAACATACTCTCCCTCAGGCAAAAGTCTTTCATCGATAGACTTATTCATTCTGCCTTTTACAAAAGAAACAAAATCAATTTTACCTCCAGCCATATTATTTTATTAGTTTATTCTGACCTCTCATATTCATCAGAAGTCTACCAGGATGTATATTACTTAATCTTAATTTAGCATTTCGTAGTAATGAAGATTTATCTTTTCGTGCTCTATTTACTATAAATTCTTGTACACCTGCTCTACTATTAAGTATTGCATATTTTATATAAGCATATATAAATTCTTCAAACAATTTGTTTACAGTAACCAAAGAGTCATTTCCATTTTCCATACCATCAGAAACATATTCTAATACTATTGAGTCACTACCACCCGCAGTGCTAAAATATATTTTACCAGCTTGTTTGTCTATTTTGAATGTTGGGTTTTGATTTGCAGTTTCTGTGTTTAAACCAAACCTTGAACCTATTTGGTAATCAAAATACCAACAACCATCTACACAAAAACCTTCACATCCATCAAACATATTGCCAGGGTTTAAGTATATTGATCTGGTTGCTCGACTCAAATCAACTTCAGAATCTTGTGGTTGCAAAGCATTGCCATCTTGGTCGAATAAAATATTACTATTATTGTCTTGTAAGTATGCACTACTCCAATTAGTTTGAATATTTTCAGTTAAAGGATAAAGAACACCATCTTTGTATTGAGATATTCTAACCCAATTAACATAGTCTGAAGGCAGAGTATAACTAAATTGATGATCTAAAGTTAATTGCAATATTTTAATTTCTTTCATTGCATCATAATTTAGTTCTTGTATACCTCGTTTTGCATGAAACAGAACTTGGTATCTTTCTAAATTATTTAACAACTCATGATTACCTTGGTACATGAGCATAAAATTATTTACAATATCTTTCAATGAAACATATTGATATGATCCTTGATTTAAATTGTTTGGTGCATTACCATTATTTTCGTAATATGTAAATTGTGATATATATGTCATGGGTTACATTTGTATTTGGTTATCTTGTACTATCTCATTTTTACCGAACTCATACACATCTGCCTCTCTAATCTCCACACCAATGTACTGACATATCTTCGCTATCAAACCAGTTTGATCCGAGATTGGTAATTCAAAATCTTGATAGTCAGCAGAGGCTTGATTAAACAAAGGCTCTCCATTTACTAAAGTTGTAAATGTCCAATTTGGTGTTACTGGGTATCTGACATACTGAACTTGTATTGCACCCTTTTGTCTTATTGTAATCGGATAAACAGTTATGGTATTACCGATATTTGAAGTAGGTCCAGGTTGTTGATTTGATGATGCTCCACTTAAAATGTATGCAGGAAACTGTGTCGTAGGTGCAGAAAGGTTTGAGCTATTTAAATAATTAATTTTCTGTTGACTAACTCTTTCGACATCAGTAATGTTTGTTCCATCATATACAATATAGTTTTGCCCATTAGCCATAATGTCTTCACTCAAGCTCAAAGTAGTATTACTATCTACCGCCACAACAAATGCTTGTTGCATAGGACTGGATGATGTATTTACCACAATACTTCCAATAGGAGGATTCTGTAAAAAGTTAGATATTACTGGTGCAGAAACAAAACCACCAGTGGCATCAATAAGTTTGTATCCTTGTTGAGCAGTGGTTGTACCACTAAATGTAGCAGTAGGATAATATAGAACTTTGTTTATTAAGTAATAGTCTTCGGGAAGTTCATATAAACTTGCATTGTTTAAATTAGCTACAGTTTGATCTAAAAAAACTTGTGTAGAAAAGCTATCTATTACTTCTTCAAGTCCTTTCAATAAATTTGCATATCCAGTTCCTGAGACTCTTCTATTTTCTTTATTTATATAATTATTATATTGATAAAAATAATCTTCAAATATATCTAATTGAGCTTGTTCGCAATATAAGTTAAAGTCTTGTGGAGATATATACCCATAATTGTTTTTATTAGCTATAGCTAATACAGTGTTTCTAACTTCATTTATCATGTGAAATGTGTTTCCACAAAGATAATAAAAAAAAAAGAGGGTAAATTATTTACCCCCTTTCACTAAAAAATAATGAGCTTACAATTAAGCAATTGCAATTCCACTTACCGCATATGGTAAATCAGCTACATCTAATACAACTTGATGCCAAGGCTGTTGTTGAACTTTTACAAGAGAATCTTCGACTTTATCTCTTTGAGTTTCATCACCAGCTCCAGCAGTTGCATGTGTAAGAGTAACAATTTTACCACCAGCATAGTTAATAGTAACAGTAGTCGTACTGCCTTGTTCTACAAGAACAACACCATCAGCGCTTACTAATTGTTTTTGCTCACCAGTTACAGGGATATTAAGATATTTTGCCATGTTAAAAATTTTATGGTTAAACTTAATACAAATATAACTATTATTTTTCTTTGGTGTTTAGCCTCTTTTTCAATAGCTTGAACAACTCTACACCTTCATCACTCATAAAAAATGATGATACTATATAGTATGGATCTTCTCCAAATGGAACAGTAAGTAGTTTCTTTTTATTTTTTGGTAAATTAAAGTAAACATCTTTCTGTTGATTTTTAAAGACTAAATAAGTTTTGTTAAAAAATTGATAAACAGTATCTTGCATTTCTAACATTGGATCATTTAAAGTGTCAATAAAATCAATTGGATTGTTTTTTGCATATAATAGAATATCTCTTCTTAATTCAATAGTTGACATTTTCTCAACACCTGAACCCATCAATACTCTGCAAACTGAAACTAATGTATCTACATCTAATTCTTTTGCTAATACTTGAGCATCTAAACCAACTTCAACAAATTCTAATTCTTCTTTTGCATCTCTTTCTTTATTGATTTCTTCAAAAACAATATTTCTTTGTGGATGATAATATAAGAATTGTTGCAGAACTTGATTTGTTTTGCCTACAAAAAGAACACCATCTTCAAACACTATAGGTTCTAATATGGCATTGCCATCTTGCTCATCCTCAAAAGGAGACTTTTGGTTTCTTGCGTATCTTAAAGGTCTGTTAATTTGTTTCTCTTCATCAAACCACAATAGTGGATATCTGACAGAGTTTCGAGATGCCAGCATGTAGGTAAGTGGGGCAGTCTCTTGTACGAGTTTATAGAATTTATCTTCTATCTTTTGTTTCTTTTTCATTTCATTAAATTTTAATTAGATTTTTAAAAAATAATTAGGGGTGGTTGCCCACCCCCAATCATCACAATTATTATGCATCTTGGAATAAGAAGAAGTTGTTTGCACCTAAAGTACACACAGCTCTTTCACTCAAGAAGTTGACTTCCATCGCATCTAAGTCAGAAGTTCTTGCTCCACCAGCAGAACCAGTGATCCAAGTTTTGTATCTTCTGTCTTCAGTTTCAGAAGCTCTATATCTTACATGTAAGAATGGTCTCTTCGCGTTCTTACCTAAGATTTGGTCATAAACAGTTGTTGAGCCCGCAGGAACTAAAAGTCCATTGATTGCTCCACCAACAACACCACCTCTCATAGTAGGATCGTTTAGGTATTTCCAGTCTGACTTGTAAAAGTCATATCCTCTTCTGAATCCAGTAAAGCCAAGATTTAGTGCCATTTCTTCATCATTGTCAAATAAACCATATGAAGTACCACCAGCTCCATAGGAGTTTTGAGCAGCTAACATATCATCAATATCAAATGAGAAGTTTCTGTTTAAGAAAATTACATTTTCTTCAATAGCACCTTGCTTGTCTAATCTTTGGATAATAGAATCAAAATCTGCAAGTGTAGTTGGGTTTCCACCTCCATACACATTACCTCTATTTTGAACAGCGAAGAAGATACCATCAGAACCATTTAAGTTTGCAACAGACGCACCGGCTGCAACACCTTGTAAGAAGTCACCAGCACCAGATGCTGCCTCTGCAGGAACTGCCTCAATCATTGCAGTTTCCAAATAGTCCTCAAATCTAAGTCTTGTTTCGTGCTCAGATTTTAGATACCATAAATATCCACTTGCTCCATTTTCAGTTGTAATTTCAATCCATCCAATTTGAGCCATATCAGAACCAGATACTTGGTATTTGTCCTTAATAATAATTGGCTTGTTGTCAAAGATGAAATCATCAGCCTCTAAAGAGCCTACCATTCCATTAGTTCCTTTGTTAAATTCAGAACCATATATGAAAATATCACATGCAACACCAGCAGCTACAGCTTGTCCAGCAGCCTCATAGTAAGCAATAGTTACTACATTAGGTGCACCAGCAGTAGGAGCAACAGTAACAATCCCTTTGTTAGTTAAGTTAGAACCAGGAGTTCTATCAGAAATCATAACAGTTTGTCCAACTCTTAATGCAGCAGTATTTGGCGTACCAGCTAAAGCAGGGTTAAAGTTAGAAATGTTATTAGGAATTGTCCATACTCCAGTTGCTGCTCCCGCAGCACCAGCAGATGTACATGATTGATATTTCACATGAAGTCTTCCTTGCTCTGCCCATTTGATAAGGTCAGAGTTAGAAGGCATTTCAGCTCCTACCATACGTAGGAAAGAACTGATTGATCGATTGCCATATCTTTCAAACTCTTTTTCGTAAGTATCAGGTAAATACTGATTCAAGAAATTGAAGTCTGTAATATAATTTGTAGACAACGGTACTTGTTGGCTACTTGGTTGCAAATCAAAACCAGGAGTTACATTTACACTCATAATTTAAATTTTTAATAGTTTATACTTTTTTAATACTTCTAATTTTGAGCCCTCTACCACTGTTTCGGTCTTGTGATTGTACATTTCGTATTTTCAACCCATCTTTACTAACTAATCTTGGTGCTTGTCTCACATCCATATTAATGTTTTTAGATTTCTTACTCACACTTTCTACAGCTTGTGCAACACCTAAGTCATAAAAATGTTTAGCAAATTTATCTGGATTCAAAGCTACCGATAAGGCTTTATGATAAGCCTTCGGATTTTTTATAAGTCCTTTGTCATCAATAAACTTTTTTGAAAAGTTTGAAAAATCAACTTGAACATTATAAAGTTCCTCTTTGGTGCCAGGTTTAAAAGTAATATCTTTATCTCCTACATTGAAATCAAAACCTTTGAAATCATCGGAAAAAACTTCTTTAGTTCTTTCTTGGAAATATTCAATTCTTTTTTTACTTGCCTCCTCTACAGTTTTAGACTGCTCGATATACTTATGATAAGCATCTAATTGTTTTTCTTGATCTTCAGATAATCCACCCCCACTTGACTCAAGAGGGATTTTATACTTATCCTTTTGTTCGTTAAAAAACTTTTTTGCTTTCGCAAGTTCTCGTTTTTTAGCTAACTTTTTTTTCTTGACATCTTTTGGATCATCCAGTTCTTCATCAAAACCAAATTTATCCTCCATAATATCTTGAATGTCTATTGCATCTAAACCTTCTTCGTTATGTGCAATAAAGTCAGCCAGTACAGCTTCATCCTCCATAGAATCATAATCTCTTTGTAACTGATAGAAATCATCAATCCCACGACCAGTTTCTTGCTTGTACTTTAGATATGCAGAAACATCTTCAGGTAATGGATCGTTTGCCTCTTTTTCCGCGAAAAGATCATCAACCGAGTTTATTTCTTTGTCATATCTGTTCTTTAAATATGAAAGAACGTCTTCATCATTTAACTCTGATGAGGGAGTTTTTTCTTCTACTTCTGTAACACTTTCTGTTTGGTTTTCAGTTGATTCAGATTTAACTTCAACCACTTCAGTTTCATTTTCTTGAGTTGGTTGATTTAATTCTTCTTCGTGTTTTTTTAGAAGTGTTTCTTCTATTTCTGCTTTTGATTTATTATCGCTACCTTCGATAGCTCTTACTTTTATTTCCATTAGATTAAATTTTTATTTTTTACAAAGTTATACATTTATTTATTTATTTTTCAAGCAACTTTTTTGTAATGCTCATACAAATCATTACCTATTTTTATACCAGCATCTGAATCTGATTTATAGTGAACATGAGCAACAAGTCTACTATTAGAGATGTTTTGTGCAGCTTGTAAAAACTCTGCACTATGTACTGGATATATATCACTCAAAACATTTGCCACAAGTTGTGCTTGAGCCGAATGTCCAGAAGGAAAAGCTGGTGTCTGAGCACTATTCATTTTATGATATTTAAAATTTATACCAAAGTTTTTAGCAGCGACATCTGGTCTTTCTCTATCGTGATAATTTTTTATACTCATAATTACTGGTTTACTTTTATTAATTAAATCATTTATGAGTTTTGTTGGTGGTTCAATTCTTCTTTTTAACAATATTTTTTCGAAGACATTATATATGTCATCAAATTTATTAGCAAAAGCAACATCTAATGGCATATCATTTAAAGACATTATTTCTTGCAATTGTTTTATTGATCCGCTTTTAGGATACTTTAAATATTTATATTTGTTTATTGAAAAGTTTTCAAACATTATCGAGGATCAAATTCAGCCATATCAAAACCATCTAAACTGTCTTCATTGGATTCGAAGTCTATTGGTGGTAAATCTCTTTTCTTTTGTTCAATCATTTTAGATGTTTGTGTAGATTGTTGACTTATTCTTTTTGATTTACCTTCTTCTTTTTCTCTTTCCCTGGCATCTATTTGAGATTGCTCTTGACCTTTTAACTGCATGTTGTATGCAAACTCTTCAGCCATAAGAGCTAATTTTAATTCTTTTTCTGCGGTTAGTTTTTGTATTTCGTATTGTGCCTTTGCTTGTTCCAATTGCATTTTGCTTTCAGTCTCCATAGCTACTCTTTGTTGCTCTGCTTGAGCTTTCATTTGAGTAACTTCCATTTGTTGCTGAGCCTGCATTTGTTGCATTTGCATTTGTTGTTGCTGTTGTTTTTCTTCCTTCTTTTTTCTTTTCAATTTAAGAAGTTGATTTGCCATTTTTATATTATGTATTTCTCTAATGTCAATAGCATCTTCTAAATTAATATCTTGTTTTGACAAAGCCATTTGAATGTTTTGTTCTAACATTGCTTTTTGCTCTTCATCTGGTGCTAACTCTATAAAAATACCAAAGTCATATATGTATAAGTCTTTAATGTCATTCAATATTGCGGTGTTGAATTTACCTATTTGCATCGCAAACTCATCCTTGAAATCAGCATACTTCAATACATCGGCAGTCCTAATTGCTAAACATTCTGAAAGAGTGCGAGTTATATACAGACTGCTATCCAATATATGTCTTGTTGCAACATTTGAATTTAACGCTGCAAGTTTTTGAACACCAACCAAAGAGTTTGGATCTGGCATAGAACCATCTCTTGCCTCATTAAGACCAGTGACAGTTCTTATCATATCTAAATAATGATTGTAATTACCAATCAACATTTGTAATTTACTTGCTCCACTATTAGTGTTTAGTTGCTGAATAGGTACTCTTGCATTATTAAACTCACCATCACCAGTATAACTTCTACCTACTACACTACCAGTTTGGAAATATAATCTCAAAGCATCCTCAGGATTGTAAGCAGCGCCAGTTCCTAAATCAACTTCGTTCAAACCATCGGCATCAATAAAAACACCATCAGGAACTACCCTTGCAACTACTTGTTGAATTTTTAAATGTGTAACCTGAATCAAATCAGCAAATGGAATCATCCTTTTGCATAGTGATTCCATAATGCCTTTATAACTTCTTGGTGCACAAGCAACATAGTTTGGCATTGCAAATTGATTCGAAGATTTAGGTCTAACCATATTCTCCATTAGTCTCCATTGAAGAATAATATTTGTACCCATAACCATTACTCCTTCATACCATACATCAATCTTTTTTTCTACTCTTTCAAACTCTCCCTCTTCTTGCATTTCTTGTGGAGGATTGAACTGATCATCTTTTTGTACGGTTTTGAATGTACCATCAGCAAGTCTTTTTTTCTTGTAAACAAAAGAATTTGTAGTTTTATAATTAAAGTACAGCAGAGTTGCAGTATCTCTATAGAACATAGAGTTTTCATAATATTGTGCATTGTTAAAATAATTGTACCAAGATTGACTGTATTTAGATATTTCATACAAGTCTTCATCTGTCAAATCGGGGTTTATTTTTATAAGCTCTGTTATTGGAACTGTTTTAATTTCTCCCCAATAAAAACAATCTTTAAAATATGGATCTTCAGTATAGCTATAAACTACATTAATTGGATCAACATAGTCTACTTTTACTCCTTGACCTAATAAAAAATTATGTTTACATATTCCTATGCCTAAAGTTGCTATATCATAATCAACTCTTTTTCTTACCTCATCATAATGATTTTCATCTAACAAAGTATTGATTGCCTCTTCACAAGCTATCTCAATAGCTGGTTTATATTTAAGATTCATGAATAGCTCTAACTCTTCGCTACTTTCAGGTAGCTCTTCTTCTGGTACATTAAAAACATCAATTTTGAAATCTTGTGTCATTTGTGTTAGAACTGGTCTTGCAACCATATCTGCCTCTATCATTTCTTGAAACTGTGTTCTTTTTTCTGCCGACATTGCGTCTTGTGCATATGCTTTTACTTTGAATAATCTGTCAGACATTCCATTGACTACAATGTCAATAAATTTTGGTATTACTGGAACTGGTGTCCAGTCTAAATTAAGGTAAGATAAATCACCATCAACAGCCAATTCATTTTTATATTTAGCTACTGATTGTTCTCCACGCGCATACAGTCTTAATTTATGAAACTCTGCATACTGACTGTAAAATCTACATGATCCATTATCTCTTCTAAACCACTCATATTGTATGGCTTGTCCTATCTGTAAACCATACTCATCTGTAGCTTTTTCTGAATCTGAAACAAATTGATCTGGAAATGCCGCGGATTTTATATCTATATTTACCTGCTTCATCTATTAAGAAGTTGACTTACTGTATTTTTATTACTGTATCTTGCAAAGTTAATGCTAATTTTCGACTTTTCTTTAGTCGGTGTGTACAAGTGTTTTTGGTTAGCCATAACAGCCAATCCACTGCTTATACTTGCATCAAACTTAGTTCGATTACTTATATCAAATTTTGCCCAATCTTCTAAAGTTCTTTGAAAATACATATTGCCTATATCTCCAGTTTCTCTAAAAGTTCCCTCCATATCAAAGCCAATATATTTTTCAATGTATGACTCGATAGCTGATGCATGGGCTTGTTTTACATCTTCAGATGTATTTGGTATACCACCCAGCTCTCTTTCTGTTTTGGAAAGTTTATTGAATACCTTGTCAGGTCTGTTCATGCAGAAATGTCTGTATCCTCTATTTTTGAAATGATATAATAACCTCGGCTTGTTATTTTCAATTAGTATAGGCATACCATAAAATACACAAGCCATTAATACTTCCTCAAAAAATATTTCTGCGGTTTGAGGTCGAGCTATATATTCTAAAAAAAACTCATTACTCGGCCACTCATCCATATTAAACTTTGTCATCCCATGTAAAGAACCATTTGAGCCTTTACCTACGACAACTCCTGATATGTCATAAGAATCACAACCAAACGATCCTAAATGTTCATTACCAGGATAATACTTTCCATTCTTTTTAAGAACATTATTTTGTTGTTCTTTTTTCGGTAGGAAAGATACAAAAAATCTTCCTCTTTTATCTGGACTCCATAAAACCTCTGAATCCTTCACACCATTCTTCCAAAAGAACTTACCTTGAACAATGTGTTGGTTTATTATCAAGCTATCATTATAATCTATTTGTTGATATATTTTGGTTAAATTAAATAAAGATTGTTTGCTCTCATCCCTAAATGCATGTGATTCAGAACGAGGAAATTGTCTATAATATTCATTAAGTGCATCTGGATCTAAAGCTAAAGACTCAACTTCATTTTCCCAATAATTTATAGCACCATGATATATGTACTCACCATCAATACCTTTTACTTCTTGGCTCGGAGTTTTCAAAACTGGGTTGCCATATCTATCTATAAAGCCCTCCATATTCCACTCCATAGGAATAAACAAACTATACAATCCACTTTTAGTCTGACCATTAGCATTTCTTTGTGAAGGATTTGAGTCATTAAATAATTGTTTAAAATTATTACCACCTTTATCTAAAGCATTAGATGTAGAGCCCATCATACATTTACCAATAACCTTACTACCCAGTCTTAAACAAGTTTTTGTAACTCTCCAGTTATTCAAAATATTTTCTGGTCTTTCCCATTTCCCACTTTCATCATGTATTAATAATTGAAGTTTTTCTCCATCATAACTATTGTCAGATGTGTTTTTCCAATCTATTGTTGTATCGAGTCCATCCAAATCTTCTTCGCCTTGATCATACATATTTTTTTTTGTAATCTTAGATGCAGGAACTCGATAAGCTAATTCTGTTTTTGGCTTGTCCATACCATCTTGGATTGGTTTAAAGAAAAATGGATAGTTGTTAGATATTGGCACAATTTTATCTGTAAACATTTTTTTAGCATCTGCACCAGTTTTTGACAAAACACCTATTCGTGCATCTCGAGATAATGTAGCTGTATTAACTCCTTCACACGAACTCATAAAAGAAAAACCTGATCTTCTTATTTTTAAATAACAAATCCCAAAACTTCTTTTATCTAACTTACATGCCTCCCAGTATATATAAAAAATTCTATTTGCCTCTCTAAAATCAGGATGTCCAACATCGATTTTTGTCCATTGTAAATACATATAATGTGTGCCGGTTATATATGTAGGTATGCCATTGTTTAGAAACCAATGCCCATTCTCTCTTCTGTTAAATTCTGTTTCGATGTAGTTTATCCACTTGTCTTTAAAATTAGGTGGTGCATCATACCATTGAAAGATAGTTTGAATCCTTTTAAGTTCCTTAGGATAGGTGTGAGGTTGCCAATATTGATCTTCTTTTTTTTTCTCAGATTTGAGTTGTGGAGTTTTTGGAAGAGCTATTCTTAAGTTGTTTATAAAATAAATATCTCCTATAGTTCCATCTTTTGATATAACAACAATGTCATATTTTTCATTATAACCTGGCTGCCAAGCATGAGCTTTATTTTTCTTTGCTAAAACATTCTTGGGTATAACACCATCTAATACAACATGCAGTTTATCTGGATCGTGATTCAGCAAATCCTTTCGGAGTATTTGTTTTTTTAATTTCATTCCCATCTAAAATTGATTTTTCATCTTCTATCCTTTTGAGTATTTCAAATGCATCAAATATAGCTAATTTCTTAGTGGCAGCTGCATTTTTCAATCTGTCTGCTGCTAACTCATCCTGGGGATCGGGTTTAATTATTTCTTCTTTTGCAACTTTAATTAACTGCTTTACAGCTCTTTCTCCAGCCTTTATGATTTCTAATTTAATTTCTTTAATTTCCATTTAATTTGAGTGTAATATTATTAGTAAACATTCTATATAAAACCTCATCATCAATTATAAACTGATACTCACTATTTGGCTCATACGATACTTCATCACCCACCTTAAGACCTAAGTTTAAAAGCTCTGTATTAATATATTTTATAGTACCCACCAAAGGCTCTATACTTCCGCTTTTAGAAACAAAAGAGTCTTTCTTTTCTGATGGTTTTACAAAACAATATTTGTCATGACCAAACCAAACATTATCTTTTTTGTATAGAAAAAACTGATCATAGTCAACTAAAAATAAATTTTCTTTGAGATAACTTCTTCCACTTTTTCTTCTACCATACATATCATTATAAAACTTAAAAACATTGTGATGGACTACTAAAGTGTCTCCCTTTTTAATTTCTCCTTCATAGCCAATAGGAACTTCAATAACTTTAGCAAATCTATTTGAAGATGAAAAATCTTCTTCCGATGTGCTTGTAATAAAATCTATATCACCTATTTTTTTTATATTGTTATACCTTCTATTATTCAAAGGTGTTACAATAAAATAGTGTGGGGATTTCATTAAAAGTTTATGTTATATTCTAAAGATATAGGCATAGTAAATTTAAATTCTTTCCATAATAAAACTTCATCTTTTTGTAGAATCCAAATTTTATATGAGTCAGAAGATAAGTCTTGTTGTATTAGATGAATTATATATTTACCACCCAAAACTTCTTGACCAACGATGTAGTGCATTGCCCCTGATTTATAATCAGCGCCTATAGAAATTTTTCTTATATCCATTTAATTAAAATGTAGTTCCTACAGTAAGTACCCTATAAAGTATGTTGAAATATGCAACGCCAGTGCCTTGAGTTACAGCACCATTATTTGACAAAACAAGTGGTTCATTTACACCCATTGTTGCGGTAGTTTGAACTGGTAAATTGGTTACAGTATCTGCCGCAGCATTAAAACCATTTCCAACTGTATTGAAGGGAACAGCAGAGATTTGTGTACCAGTGGTTGTTCCTATAGGTGAAATTTGGTTAAAATCATATTGTTGTGAACCAACATCCATGTATAAAGAAATATTCATTATACTTAAAACTTTATTTGCGCCTGGAGCTGCAATTAAGTCTATACTTTGTGCAGGTAATGTAAGTAATCTTCCGCTACTAACTTCTACATGAGCCACCAAAGTATCTACACCAAATAAAGACTGTACTGCACCTAATGTGCAAGATTTAGTCATGAGGTTTGCATCCTCATCGGTAAGTATTAAATAATCTGAAGCTACTGGTGTAACTAAGTTAGGGTATGCGGATGTGTTACTTATTCTTGCCATCTTTATCTTTTGAAGGTTTTACGTCTCCAGTTTTTAAATCAATTACTGCATCTTGTCCATATTCTTCTATCAATGCATCTTCCATTGCTTTGAATTGTCCTTGAAGCTCAGATAATTCACTCAACAATTTTTTCTTTTGAATTTCAGCATCGGCTATGCCGATTTTTAAACTCATAAATTTATTGTTAAGAGCTTGTATTTCTTTTAATTGATCTTCTGTTAATTTTAAAGTTTCTTCCATTATATTAGATTTAATTATTAGTAATATACAAATATAAGTAATTTTTAATTGTGATTATCTACCTATAACTGTTTCGATATCGCTACTGGCTACATCTATCACTTCTGAAATATTTTCACCTATTACTCCATTAACAGTATTGCTATACCCTGATGCAGTTGCAGTAAAGGTAAGCCGAGGTGTATAGGCAAAATTTTGTCGAGCTTGTTGATTAGTTCCAGAAACTTCAGGCTCTAAATCATCATAATCAGAAAAACTAAGTATAGCTATTTTTAATTGGCCAGTTAAAAAAGCTGTGATAGCATTGCTATTTAAATTCATAGTGCTTATGTTATTGGTGTCGGGCCATAAAAATTCTTCATCATTTTGACCATAGTTAGTCGAGCCATAATTATCAAAGTCAGAGGTTGATAAATTTGAAAAACTTGGTCTACTACCTTGTGCAGTAGAATTTACAAATGCTACAGCCATATTCGTAGATGTTGATGTAGTAGGATCAAATTGTAATTTTAAATTTGTTATTGTAAATCCACTTGAATAAGAAGATGTATCAAATGCAAAAAAAGAACGAAACACTTGCCACTCTGAGCCTTTTCCCCCACTTGAAAAACTTGTTTTTGCTGCTATAGCATTTGAATTGTTTGGTTGATTTTGAACAGACGCAGCAGTAGTAGCATCCCGGGTAGCCGCCCAACTGTCTGTACCAAAGTTTTGTAGAACACCATATTTTGTTGCAGTTATTGTTGGCATATCTAACTATTTTCAACCCAAGTATTGTCAGGACAGAAAAATATAGTATTACTATCGATAGCATATCCGACAACACGAACATAATCTCCCGAGCCGGATGGAGCAGTATTAGTCATTTGACCTGAAGTGTTGGATACATAAAGAGGTCTACCTGCTGTAAATCCATGACTTGCTTTTCTGAAAACTCCTCTTGTTAACATACCATTTCCACTGTTTGTACCAGTAGCAATAGCCAATAAATTAGTAGTAATATCACTATCTGCATCTGCCTCTGTCCAAGCCGCTGCAAAATTACTCTTACCATATAATTTGCCTGCAGTAGTTGAAGTACTGTGCAGGGCTATAACTTCACCATTAAATGAAGACGCACTATTCGAAACTTGTAGTTTTATTCGTGTATTTGTACCAAAGGCAAACTGCTGTACACTTGTAGCATTCATTTGTATGGAGTCGCTTTGTAAATTAATAGTTTGATCAGTTAAGCGAATATTAGTAGCAGCTTGGGTTACCAAGTCAATTATCAAAGTTTCATCTCCACCATCTACATCTCCTATTGTAAGTAAATTTGATGCTGCAGTTTCTTGAAAATTTGTAGTAGAACCCAAACTAAGTGTGCCACCTGAAACTGTTAAGTCACCAGTTACCTTACCACCACCAGAAAGGGTTTCGTATTTTTTCGAGCCATTATGAAAAAGCTCTACTGCTCCATTACCAAAACAGTTTATAGCACTTTCAGAAGTCTGAGCACGAATTAAAACATCATCAGCAGCAAGAATAACTAAATCATCATTATTAGCCTCTATTCTACCATCAGCTCCATCGGAATATATTTTCAAATCATTACCTGCACCAAAATTAGCATCAACATTATCAGCCCAAGAGAAATCGGCAGTTACATTTGCTCCTGCAAAAGTAGAAGAGGCGGTAGTTACTGCACCTCCATTAATACTTACACCGGTTGCGGTAGTGCCGAGTCTTAAAGTGTTGTTGTGATATAAATCTACAGAATCATCTTTGGTGGCAGTCAACATGGTTTCTTGAGTACCAACTGCTGCACTTTCTATTATAAATGTATCAGTTTGAAATCTAATTTTACCAGCCGCAGTTCCTTGTTGAAACCACATCTCACCAGTAGATCCTTCAAATATAGCGACTTGCTCGGGTGTGCTATTTTCACCTATAACTACAGATGCTTTAAATGTACCTGAGTTGTCAGTAACAGTACTGCTTAGAAAGTTGATTGGCATACTAAATTAAATTTATGCAACCTTCGTAATCAATACTCTTATATCATTCGTTGAAGGTGCGGTTGTAAAACTAATTGTTACTTGTGATGTAGAAGTTCTAACTACATCAGCGTAAACAGTATCATAAGTAGAGTTATCATATAACTGAACCATTACATCCCTTGTGCTTAAGCCATGGCTTACAGCAAAGGAAGTAGATGTATTATCTCCAATATTTACTACATATTGTTCGTTAGCGGCAATACAAGTGCTAACAGCAGTACAGAAATCAGAAACCTGAGATGCTGTAATGTCAATATTCTGTTCACTTAGCGAAGATAATAAACCTTTTGCAGTTACTGTAGCAGAAAGTGATTTACTTGCACCACCCACTGAACCAGCACTTACACCAGTGTTGTCTAATGTAACAAATCCATTGGCAGTTACTCCAAAGTTTGCACTGTCAAAACCAGCGACACCTTTTTCTGTTGCTCCATCTGTTGCTCCTGCTCCTGCAATGTTTTCATCTGCTATTACAACTGTATAGTCTGATAGTGATGGCGAAGAACTCGCTGCAATATTTGAGTTTGCAAATATTAAATCACCTGGCTCTACATTGTCTGTAAAGAAAGAACCCGCAACTGTTACTGCAAAGAAGTCACCTTGTGTTAATGCTATGTTACTTCCTCCAGTTAATGCAGGAGAGTTTGTACTTGCGTTATATCCACCTTGGAATACACCAACTCCAGCAACAAGTGATTGTACTTGTCCTAAGTTTACACCATCAGTAGATGCTGTACCTGTTTTTACATTTAATAATTTATTTGTTCCAAAGTTTACATCTCCTTCAGCAGCACCAAATTGTTGTAGATGAATATCATCTATATCAATCTTTTTGTTACCTGAAGCATTTACAAGCAGCTCGTTTGTAGCAGCTACAGATGAAACCGTTGTTATCGCATTGAA